CTGAAAAAGAACTTCATGCCGGTTATGCCGGATGTGGACGAAGCACTCCGGGCAGAGGGCGAAGCTGTCGAAGATTTAGAAGACTGAGCCATAGGTGAAAGGAGCATATATGAGCGAACTGACTTATTTGCCGGTATCTGAATTGTATCCGCACCCGGACAACCCCCGGAAGAATGTGGACGATTTGGAGGAGCTGGCAGCGAGTATAAAGGCCAACGGTGTTTTGCAGAACCTGACGGTCATCAAAGGCCACTACATGACGATGGACGAATGGGTAGAAATCGCCAAGCAAGAAGGCGTTTCCAAGGAGATGGCGAAAGCGACCTTCCCGGAGGAAAACTTTGTTCCGGGCGGTTACACCGTCATCATCGGACACCGCAGGCTGGCCGCGTCGAAGCTGGCCGGGCTGACAGAGGTTCCCTGCACCATAGCGAACATGTCCGAAAAGGAACAGATACAGACCATGCTGCTGGAGAACATGCAGCGGAAAGACTTGAAGGTGTACGAGGAGGCCCAGGGCTTCCAAATGTTGCTGGACTTTGGCGACACCGTGGACGAAGTTTCGGAGAAATCGGGATTCTCCTCCACGACGATCCGCCGCAGGGTGAAGTTGAACGAGTTAGACCAGAAGAAACTGAAAGAGGTTGTCGACAGCAGACAGATTTCCCTGAGTGCGTTTGACGAGCTGGCCAAGATTGAAGATGTTGAAGCACGGAATGAGGTTTTGGCCTATGTAGGAACTGACGAGTTCCGGTACCAATTCACCCGGGCATATTCGACGCAGGAAATGGAGAAGAAGCTGCCGGCCGTGTACAAATGGCTCGAAGACAACAAGGTAAAGGAACTTTCCTCCTCGGCCCGTTATGGAGCCAGCGACTATGACAGAATCGGCAGCTGGAACGATTTTAGCATCGACGATTGGGAAATAACGAAAAAGAATCTCCCGAAACCTGGCAAGGAAAGGCTGTACTACTACCTGGACAGAACGTGCCGGAAATTAGAGCTTTACCGGAAAGAAAAAAGGGAAAAGGCTCCGAAGCCCACGCAGGAAGAAATCGAGAAGACCAAACGGATGGAAAAAGCCTGGGAATACATCGAAGCCCAGTCCCGCATCTTCTGCAACATGCGAAAGGCCTTCATCGACCAGCTGACTGTCACAAAGGCGAATGAGATAGCAGTCTTAAAAGGCGCCATTTTGTCGGGTATGCTAAAGACTTACAGCTACTGCTATTGTGGGCAAAAAGACCTCAGTACCATTTTGGGTATGCAGGCCGAGCAGTTTACCGGCAACGAGTACACGGCCAAGGCTCTGAAGACATACCACGACAACCAGGACAAAATAAACCTTGCACAGATGGTGTACGCACTCTTCGGTGATAGGGAAAAGGAATTGACAACTTACCGCTCATGGCGCAGGGAGTGGCCAGAGTACGAAGCGAACCCACGACTTACGTTCCTGTATGAATGGCTGACTTCCGTCGGTTACAAGATGTCAGAAGCTGAAAAAGGTCTGGTATACGGAAAGGCAAAAATCTATGAAAAAGACTCAGACGTGCCGGATAGCGAACCGATTCCTTCGGGAGAAGCTGCAGGAGATACAGACAACTGACCCGTCGAGGTTTAAAGAGATTGTTGAGACGGAATGCCCTCATGTTTGGGGGCTTCCGTCGTTCAACGAAGACGGGAAATGTACCGGGGAATATGTATGCCCGGAATGCTGGCAGGAGGCGCTGAAAAATGAGACCTAAGAAAGAACCGCCGAAATACATCACGAGCCGACCCAAGTGGAAGGAAATAGTGACAAAGAACCACGAGGGATTCGACAAATGGCTGTATGGCCATAGCTGCCTATCCTACTATGACGGAGTGTATGACGCTATCGTGGCGACCATGCTGGCCCTCCATGACGATCATCACTTCGGAACGAAAAGGCTGGCCCCGTTGGTAGACAAAGTTTACGACATCGTGGGGAGCATCAACACCAAGGACATGATTACCGTGGACGAGATTGTCGAAGGGCTGCGCCAGGAAGGCGTGGACATAGCTATCAAGAACAAACAGCTGAAAGGAGCGGAGTAAATGAACCTGCGAGAGTTTATTGACAAAAGGCTGGAAGAGATGGGGAAGAACCGAAGCTATCTGGTCAACGAGTGCGACATTGAATGGTCGACACTTTCCAGCATTAACCGGGGCGCAGGGATTCGGGAGTCGACAAGGGAGAAGCTGGCCCTGGCGTTGAAATGCAGCCAGGGAGAAATTCAGGCCTGCCTTGCGGAACAGAATCCGCTCAAAGATGTTGTCGTGTCCAACATAGCGAAGGCCAAGATGAAAGAGAACCGGAAAAAGAAGGAGCCGGAGGAAGAACCCGAAGAGGAACTTCCCTTTGACGATCTGCCGGAGCCGGAGGAAGGTGAAGACATGAAATGGTTTAAAGATATCCCGGCTCCCGAACCGGAAGAGCCGATGACAAAAGTTAAGGTAAAAGTTACGCCGGAGCTTGAAAAAGTGGCCAAAGAAAACCCCGGCACTATCATAAAGGCGGTTGAGGAAGCACTGGAACAGTTCCGGCCCGTGGAGGAAACGAACATTGCCTACGACGACAGCGTGAACCATCCCTACCACTACACGCAGGGCGGGATAGAGTGCATAGAGGCCATAAAGGCCAGCATGACGGAAGAGGAGTTTCGGGGTTTCTTGAAGGGCTGCACGATACAGTACATGTGGCGTTACCGTTTGAAGAACGGCTTGGAAGATCTGAAGAAGGCTTCCTGGTATTTGAACCGGCTGATTAAGGAGTTGAGCTAAATGGGAAGATGCAAAAAATGTGGACAAGAAATCATTTGGATAAAAACAGCTTCCGGGAAGAGCATGCCATGCGACCCGGAAGAAGTCGTTTACTGGAAGGACAGCAAAGGCAAAGGCCGTGTCGTAACGCCGAACGGTGAAGTGGTAGCCTGCCGGCTGGAGGGCGACCCGCAGCAAGCGACCGGCATGGGCTATGTTTCCCACTTTGCTACCTGCCCGAATGCAGAGGAGTTTAGAAAATGAGCTTTTGCGACATTTACGTCCGTGATAAATATTCCGGCAGAATCCATCGTGTCGGCGATGATGTACATGACAGCCTGTGGGTAGATGAAGCAGGGACGGTCCATTACTTCAACATGCAGAACGGGGACGGATGCCCAGCATATAAAAGCATAAACACCAAAAAGGATATCCATGGCAAAGGCTTCGAGTACGGATTCGAGTTTGTCCCCATGATGGACGGTGAGATGGCCGAGCCGTATGCTACCCAGCTCAAAGAGCAGAAGCAGAAAGAAAAGGAATGGGAGCAGATGGTAAAAGACCTGAAAGAGAGAACCGCAAAAATAAAGTCGGATGCAATTCCGGAAGATTTATAACTAACGGAGGAAAAATGAGTGGATTTCGCCATACCGGGAAATACAAATATTACGTACACCTTCATGGGGAAGACCCAAGAAGGGGAGTCAAATTCCTGGACGCAGAATCTCCCCGCCATGCCCAGAGCATCCTGCTGAAGCACTTCGACAAGGCCGTTGCCGAACACGAGATAGTGGACGGCGGGCAATTCGGATATGTCGCCATCGAGAGGGAGCTTATCCGGAAAGGCTGGCGGAAATGCTTCACGCTGATAGACAAAGACGGGAACTGGTACTGCGGTGGAATTTCGGAGCATGAAATTTTAGAGAGTTGTTAGAAACGGAGGAAAAGAGCAAATGAAAAGCATTGATTACATTTTAGACCATTACAAAGATTTTGAAGTTGTGATAGATGACCGATTCGGAAGAAGGTTCGCTGAATTTCTTACAGTGGAACAGATGAAACGTATCGGCTGTGAACTGAAAGAAGAATATAAAGCGACCCACAAACCGAAAGAATGGACCGAAGAAAACATCTTAAAACAGCTGTATGAAGATGTTCAGTTTGGTTGGATGAAGTGCGTTGAGCAGCGTGGGATATCCGCAAGCCTGATGGCAGACTTAGTGCAGAAATGGTGTGATGTGCTGGAAAATGGGCTGGTAAATATTCCGTATGGGTATTACGGCGATACAGTCTTTAAAACTGTTGCAAAAAAGTATGGTTGGAAACTGAAGTATGGCGATGATGATGAATAAGCTGGTGATGCTGGCTGTGATATGGGCTACCCTCAATGCTTCAGCCTATTGCGACCGGGGAATAACCGCCAGCGGTGAACCGGTGAGGCAGGGCATCTGCGCAATGGACCGGCTCAATGGTGTGACCGTTCCGTTCGGCTCAAAGGTTGTTCTCCCGGACGGAACGGAACTGATCGTCAAGGACAGGTTCGGAGCTGGCCACAATAACCATCTCGACATTTGGATGGAAAGCGAGGCGGCCTGCTGGCAGTTCGGCAGGAGGTGGCTCAAATGCCGGATAGAGATTCCGTAAAAGGCCTGTTGCCCTGCCCATTCTGCGGGGCAGAAGTAACGCTGTGGAATTATGAATTCGGCACGGTAAAGGTGTTTGAATGTAAAAACTGCCGAACAAAGTTTATATTCCCGTGGGATAAGGATATCAGCGAATGGAATCGCAGGTACAGAATTGAGGTGGAAGAATGATGAACACCATGGACGAGATTTCCGAAAGATATGCGAGAAACGAAATCTTGCAGAAAAAAGCCAGGGAAAACGGCTCGCATTATAAAGTGTTCGACTGGGACAAGGCGGCACGAATCATCAAAGAGAGGAATCCGGAGAAGGCTGCTGCCGGGCTTTCCGAGGACTGGTTTTGGACAGGCGCAGTCATTTGGAATGACGGCAAAATTTCTGACGAGTGGAAACCGTACCTGAAATCTTACTGGGCCACCCCGGTTATTGTTTTAGAAAGCGCATTCGACCGGGAAGAAATAGAATGCTGGATTCCTGCCGAAGAAACCGAATGGGACGAAAACACTCATTGGCCAGAAAGTGCGAGGAAGATAATTGAGGATACTGCTAAAGTGCGGACCAATTTTGAACGCATAACAGAATCCCCCGAAACGTTAGCAGAGTTTATAAGCGAAGCTGAGTGGTTTGCTGAAAGGTGTGCAGAACAGTTGCTAAACTGTGAAACCTGTCAGTGTAAATGGTGCGGATTAGCTGGGAAACTTAATCTTATTGATTGGTTAAAGCGGGAGGAACTGGAATGAGCATGTGCAGTGTTGACGAAGCGATTCAGTACATCGAAGGCCAGGCAGACACTTTGAGGCAGAACAGCGAAAAGCGAGATGCCGATATGCCGGAGCGAATCGTGAGACTACTTAAGTATAGTCGGCGCCAGATGGAAGGCGTGAAGCCGAGATACTACAAAGCCAGCAGAGCCATTTACAGCTATTGGGTGTGTAGTAACTGTGGCCGGAGCCATTTGGACGTAGGCGACAATTTCTGCCCGAACTGCGGGTACTACATCAAATGGGATAATCCGAGATGCCTTACAGGGTATGACGATCCGGAAGGGGAGGAACCGAAAAATGGAGATTAAATTACCGACCGACCTGTATGTCCTGCTGGGAATCATAATTGGGCTGCTGTTTCACATTGCGAAGAGGAGGCTTTGAAATGAGTTACCGAGAGATTAAATTCCGGGGCAAAGATGTCTTTTCTGAAAAATGGTGCTATGGCGTGTACATCCCGGCAGAGTTCACGACATGGCGGGAGCCGAGCATTTCAGACGGATACCGCAGGAAAGAAATCGACCCGGAAACCGTCGGACAGTACACCGGTTACAAGGACATCAACGACTCCGACATCTATGAAGGCGACATTGTGGACTTCACCGTCTATGAAAACATGGGCTGTGATGAGCTGAAGCGCCGTGGCGTTGTGAAATTCGACGAAGGCTGCTGGGAGATTTGGAAGAACGTCAAGACACTTTACCAAGGCGACTTTTCCTACAAACTTGCCGGCGTGTTTGAATACGGCTGCCCGGTCAAGGTAATCGGAACAATCTTCGACAATCCGGAGCTGCTGGAGGAGAAACACGATGGAACCGATTAAAAAATGCGAGTGTGGAGGCACTCCGATAGTAAGAACGCATGAAACCGATTCGGGCCGAGCCTATTATCAGGTCCTCTGCCCCGAATGTGGCAGGCGCACTGACGGCTATGTCCTGCTCGGCATGGCAATAGGAGCCTGGAACTCCGGCGACATTAGGGACTCGATTATGATAGGAAAATGGGAAACGGACGGTGCGAAACGATGGCCAGAAAAAGAACCCCGTGTGAATGGTGCCAGGGAGAGCAGATTATCCGAATAGCCGAAGAAGCGAGGAATGTTTCGGCAGGGCTGGAAATCTATCCGGACAACTGCTTCATGGCATTTTATGTGCAGGGCATGAGCGACGATGGAGAGCTGAAAGCGGAGGAAAGCATAGATGTTCCTCTGAACTTCTGTCCCGCCTGTGGGCGAAAGCTGGGATATTAAAGGAGATGCATAAATGAGCTGGAGAGATGACAAGCCTACATACAAGCAATTAAACATGATAAAAGATTTAGAAGATGATTACGGAGTAAAGTTTAACGGAACTACAAAAGGCGAAGCGAGTGACTTTATTGATAAATGTTATAAAGATTTTCGCATAGATTTACGGAACGAGGAATGGAATCACAGAAAGGGAGACTGAAGAAAATGATAGAACTAAGGCTCTCAGGGCATTCCGGGTATTGGATGCTGATACCAAGCACTTACAGTGCTTGTCCTTCCTTCGTTTTGGTTAAGAAAACGGGGTACAGAAAGCCAAGGGCAGAAATACCGAATCTTCCTGCGCCTCAATATGAATGGTATTTCAAACTGTTAAAAGTACGGGCTGGGAATGGGAGGTAGAAAAAATGTTACAGCGGTACATGATGTACCAGCGGGCCTTTGCGTTATGGAAATTTCTACAAGGAAAAGACATTCCTGAGGAAGATCGTAGCCATGCGGAACAGGAACTGAACCTGCTGAGTTATCACATTATGATGTCTCACGAGTACCGGAGGAAAAAGAGATGACATCCGAAGAAATCAGAGAAAAGAACGCAAAAGACCTGCAGCGAGCATGGAAGGAATTCCTAAAAAGGCAGGAGGCAAAGAAAAATGGCAAGAAAGATGGTTAAATGCCCACACTGCGATGGCCGGGGAATGATAGGGTATTTCGTTAAAGGGTATAAAGGAAAAATCATCTTTGATTTTGAGTGTCCGTTCTGTAAAGGCCGGTGCTGGGTAAGCGAAAAGAGGGCCGAGAAGTACAAGCAGGAGAGTGAGAAAGATGAACATTGACGTCCTTCTTATCGTAGGTATGCTAATCGGATTCTGGTCACTCGTGATATTTGTGTATAGGTGGTGGTAAGATGGCAAAACCAAGAAACATACTTGAGAAGCAGGAAACGAAGGGGCTGGGCAAAATCTATTACGGCTGCCCCTGGTGTTTCCGGTTCGTAGCCCGGAAGCGTGGCCTGCAACAGTGCTCAAAGTGCGGCGGTATGGTTGACAACGACCATACAGAGCCGTGGCCGGCAAAAACGAAGATGAAATTTGACGGAAAGGAATCATGGAAATGAATGGCGAACAAAATCAGCGTACTTACAGAAGACTATGACCATTGCTACCTCTGCGGCGGCAGGGCACAATGTGTGCATCACATCTTCGGAGGTCCTTTGCGGGACATCTCCACGAAGAACGGATTCCTGGTTCCCCTCTGTCATGCTTGCCATAACATGAGCGACAAGGGAGTCCATTTCAACGCAGAGCTGAGTAACCGGCTGAAAGCCGAAGCACAAAAAGAATATGAAAAGGAGCATTCGCATGAGGATTTTATGAAACTAATCGGGCGTAACTATCTATGAGGTGGCAAATTGGATTTAGCATATCTGAACAAACACTTAACACTTGTGGAGAGGCTGCAAGAGGCACAAGCAATATACAGAACCATGGAGGCGAAGGCCCTGGGCTCACAGAAGCTGACGGGTATGCCGCACGGTACCGACGTAACGGATAAAGTCAGTATGTTGGCTGCGGAGCTGGCCGATATGTCGGCAAGGATAGCCTATCTTCAGAAACAGGTCGACGAAAGTGCTGCGCCTATAAAAGAATGGACGGACACAATCGAAGACGAGCGGACGAGAATGTTCTTCCGTTACCGGTTCCTGTACGGCTATTCCTGGGGCGAAGTAGCGGCAGAATGGAAGGGTTTGACAGAAGATGCTGTGAAGATGGTTTGCAGGAGATATTTGGAAATTGTTACCTGATGTTACCCGCTGTTACCTGATGTTACCCAATGTTACCCGATGTTACTTGCAATTCCCCTCATGAGTGTGCTATGGTTAAAATGCAAAAATCTAATCGAATAGCCCGACGGCCTTTCCGGATCTTCCGGGGAGGCCGTTACTATTTACGGAAAGGAGGCATTTTTGCGCTGTGTTTCTCCTTTGCACAGCGACGGGACAACAATGCTCCGCTACGCCAGGCGGCATCATGTGTGTGTTCCAGTCACAAAAAAAGGAGGCAATACTGAATGTTGTCAGTAAAAGAGAAATTCAAAAGTAATCCCCTGCTGTACTATGCGCTGTCAATTTGCGCAACATGGGCCGGTATCGGTTCCCTGATGAACGGCTTGGTCATGACACAGAAGCTGGGCATCGTTCCTTCCCTGATTTGGGTATTTGGGAACACTGTCGCCTGCATCTTGTTCGGCTACCTGGCATTAAGGATTCCGAAGGCCCGGGAAGTTTTCCGCTCAAAAGTGATGCTGTGGATTTGCGGCATCATGTGTGTGTTCCAGTCGTGGTTAGGTATGAACGGCATGCAGGCCGTCTTCCAGGATACGATTCTCGGCCCGGACACCGGGATGTACATTGCGTATGCCGAAGCGGTAATCTTCCTCGCCATTCTCTATCGCTTCGGCATGATACGCAACGTTCTCACGGACGGCTTCGGGTGGATAATCGTCTACCTGCTGGCAGTCGGTGTGACAATCGCAGCACTCTGCCACTCCGCCGGGCACTACAACACCATTTCCATGGGGCTGACGGCCGAGCCGATGAAAGAGGGCATTTGGAAAGCGATTCTGTTGCTGCCGGGGCCGTTCACATATCCGTACTTCTTCCGGATTCTCGACTACAACGAGAAAAACGAGGACGGGACGGCAAAAGTGGACGTTCAGAAGGCATTTACCCTGGGCGGTATCTTCTTCGGAATCTACATGGCCATAATCTTCGGGCTGGCATGGGCGCAGTTCACGCCGATGCTGAACCTTGTGAAAGCCATACTGATTACGATTATCGGCACATCCACGTTATCCAGTGCCATGTACAGCATTTATATTTCGTTCGGGAAAAAGCTGGGGCTGATTATAAACGCCGGGCTGATTCTCGGATGGCACATCCTGATTCCGTTGGGAGTCATGGGGATGTGGACGCTCATGGCCAGCGTACGGATTTATTTCGTCGTCGGCGCTATCCTGTTTGCCTTGACCTGGGATTTTTGGGAAGAGCATAAGGAGGCCTGGCTATGAACGAAAAACTGAAAATCGTCAAACGGAAGCTGTCTGATCTGAAGCACCCGGAGATAAATGTGCGCATGCACCCGGACAAACAGATTAAGGAGCTGAAGCGTTCCATTCAGAAGAATGGACAGACCCGCCTGATAGTGATTGACGAAAACAATGTTATTTGGATTGGCAATGGACTTTTTCAGGCGATGACGGAGCTGGGCTGGACCGAAGCGCACTGCCTTGTAAAAGAGGGCATGAGCGACATCGACAAAAAGAAGATGATGGCCAGCGACAACAGAATCTTCGACCTGGGCGTGGACGACATGAGCGCCTTCGACCAGCTGCTGAAGGAACTGGGGGACGATTTGGACATCCCCGGTTACGATGAGGAACTGCTCCGGACGCTTACGGCAGACATGACGGACGTGGACGAGATGATGTCCTCGTATGGAATGATAGACGAGGACAAAAAAGAAGAGATTAAGCAAGCGAAAGAAGTCTATGAGAAGAAGGACGCTGAATTCGCCGCCAATGCGGAGGAAATCGTCCCTGCTGGCGTTCCAGGGCCCGGACAACAGTCCGCACCCGAAAACGAGGAAACGACGCCTGAGGGGATTTCCCGCCGTTTCGTTGTGTGTCCCCATTGCAACCGCAGGATATGGCTGTAAAGCGGACACAATCCAGCATGACGGTCGTCGAAGCGGCCACAATGCGGATAAAGAACGTTTTTTCAAACGGTGTGCCGGTATATATGAGCCTGTCCGGCGGCAAGGACTCGATATGCCTGGCAGATCTGACACTCCAGCTGATACGCAGGGGAGAGATAGACCCCAAGCAGCTGACGCTGGTATTCATTGACGAAGAAGCCATTTATGACTGTTGTATCGAAGCCATGATGGAATGGAGGAAGAAATTCCTCATGGCCGGCTGCCCGGAATTCAGATGGTATTGCCTTCCGCTGAAGCAGGTTTCCTGTTTCAACCATCTGACCAATTCTGAAAGCTGGATAACCTGGGAACCGGGAAAAGAGGATGTATGGGTGCGCAAGCCCCCGCCCTTCGCCATCATGCAGAGCCCGTACCTGACGGGTATCGGCAAGGAGAACTATCAGACATTCCTGCCGAGGATAACCAAGGATGGTATTATGTTGACCGGTGTTCGAGCAGCGGAGAGCGTCCAGCGATTACAGTACATGGCGCAGCTGAATCTGGGCCGGAAAGGCATAACCGGCAACAATATCATTTTCCCGATTTACGACTGGCGTGACAAAGACGTGTGGCTGTACATTCGGGACCATCACCTGGATATTCCAGAGGCTTACCTCTGGATATACCAGGCCGGGGAGAACCGCCACTCCCTCCGGATAAGCAATTTCTTTGCAGCGGATTCCCTCCGGGGACTGAAGCATGTGGCGGAAACCGACCCGGACCTGTGGAGCAGAATCGAGAAGCGGGAACCGAACGCATACCTCGTCATGCTCTACTGGGACACGGAATGGTACAAACGGAACAGCAGGACACGGAGAAAGAACGAAGCCGGCGAGAAGAAAGACTACAAAGAAATGACCCGGCTGATGCTGTTCGAGAACTTTGACAAACTTTTCACCAACCCTACCACCCGGAGAGTGGCGGCGCAGTACAAACGCCTCTATGTGAAGACGGACGGTATGGCAAGGCCGAGGGATTACCGGAAGATGCACGACGCACTTATTGCGGGCGACCCGAAGATGCGTTCCCTCAGGGCGATCTTCCAGGACATCTACGGAGCCTATGCCGAGTACGCAAAGAAATTCCGTGTGCAAGGGGGTGAAAAGAAATGAAACAGGATTTGTTCGCACCCCTTTCCTCGCTGCAATGGGTAGACCGAGATAGGCTAACTGCGAATAACTACAATCCCAATCGTGTAAGCGAGGAGAACCTGCAGCTGCTCGTCCAATCTATACAGACCAACGGATGGACGCTGCCTATCGTGGTCCGTCCCGATTACACCATCATAGACGGATTCCATCGCTGGACGGTGGCAGGACGTGAGCCTCTCAAAACCCTGCTGGGCAACAAAGTCCCCGTGGTTATCGTAGCACACAGCGACGAAGCCGAGGACATGTACGGCACCATAACGCACAACCGGGCCCGAGGCACACACCTGTTAGAACCTATGAAGGCTATTGTCAAGAAGCTGTTATCCGACGGTAAGAGCACAAAAGAGATATGTCGGCAGCTGGGGATGAGACCGGAAGAAGTCTTCCGTCTTTCTGATTTCAGCAAAGACGAGTTCATTGCCATGATGGCCAAGGGAGAAACCTACAGCAAGGCAGAGATATTGTCCTACATTTAAACCTACGATATTGAATATGCCCGTAAACATATCTGACAGCCCCACAGAGCGAGGTCAGTATTGTTTGCGGGCGTTCTCCTGTCTACCCCGTAATAACAGCGACAGCGGTCAAGAGCGGGCGTGGCAGATACCTTGCCCGGTCGCCCAAAATTTTTTCGACCGACAAGTAGGTTCTGGGAAAAGTATCCCCACGCTTGCGGATGCTCGCGAACCCCGAATTTCGTGTAGTTAGTAAAAGATTTTTTATACACATTTCCGGTTCCCCCGGGAAAGGAGCAAAAGAGCATGAGTGAAATGGTAAAAATTGTCGCAGAATCAGAAGTAAATGCCGCAAGTTTATCCTGTATTTTGGGGATAACTCAAAGGAGAATCCGGCAATTGCAGGAAGACAGGATAATCATGCGGGGCGAATCCGGCTTTTTTAATGTCCGGGAGACAGTTTCGGCTTATATTGACTACCTTGTGCAGCAGGCGAAGCCGAAAAAGGAGATGTCGGACGAAGAAAAGAAGCTGGAGAAGATAAAGAACGTTTCTGATGCACAGCTCCGGAAGACGAAGGCGGAGATGGCCGCCATCGAACTGAACGAGATGCAGGGGAAGATCCACCGGGCAGAGGATATAGAAAGTCTGACCGGGGAACTGTTGAGCACGTTGCGGAGTTATCTGAACGCACTGCCGGGAAGGCTGGCTGTCGAGGTTGCTGCCGTGTCCAGCCCGCCGGAATGTGCGGATGTCATCAGGAAAGAAGTCCAGCTGATTCTGAAGGAACTGTCGGCTCACAAGTACGACCGGAAGAAGTACGCTGAACTTGTTCGGGAGCGGCGGAAATGGGAACCGAAAGTTGCCGACGATGAATGACCAGCCTCTGAAGAAAATAAAACGGGAGCAGGAATACGAACGCTCCTGCGTTTTATTTGAGAGGTTGCAGAAAAAGTACCTCAAGCCGCTTGACGATCTGACCGTCTCCGAGTGGGCAGAACAAAAACGCCGCCTGTCCACAGAGGCCAGCGCCGAGCCGGGCCCCTGGAGAACTTCCCGGACTCCGTACCTCCGGGAAATAATGGACGCATTCACCGACCCGAAGCTGCGCCGGCTGGTTATGGTCGCCGCCTCGCAGGTCGGGAAAAGCGAGATGATAAACAACATCATCGGGTACATCATCGACGAGGACCCGGGTTCGATATTGTTCGTCCATCCGACGACTATCGACGCCAAGGAGTTTTCCAAGTTGAGGATAGCTCCGATGATAAGGGATTCCCCGAGCCTTGCGGAAAAGGTCGTAGCGCCGAAGAGCCGGGAAACCGGGAACACGATTCTGCAAAAGACTTATCCGGGCGGCATCCTTACGATGTGCGGTTCGACCGAGGCACACTCGCTGGCCTCCAAGCCGATACGGTACGTCATGGGTGACGAACGGGACCGCTGGGCATTGTCAGCCGGGAACGAGGGCGACCCCTGGCAGCTTGCCATGGCCAGACAGAAAACATTCTACAATGCGAAAGCGGTAGAGGTTTCGACTCCGACCATCAAAGGCAAGAGCGCCATCGAAGCTGCCTACGCCACCGGGACGATGGAACGCTGGAAGAGCCGGTGTCCGAACTGCGGGGAGTTCCATGAAATCCAATTTCGTGACATTCGCTATGAATACGATACGAATGTCGTTAACAACATAAAGACCTTCAATGTAACGAAGGTCTTTTATATTTGCCCGGATTGTGGTTTCACCTTTTCGGAAACGGAGATGAAACGGCAGCCGGCGAGATGGGAAGCGGAGAACCCTGGCGCCATTGCCAACGGTGTCCGCTCTTTTTGGCTTAATGCCTTTGTATCGGCGTGGGCATCGTGGGAATCCATAATCCTGGAATACTTGCAGGCCATCGGCGACACACGGAAGCTGCAGGTCGTGTACAACACGGCCTTCGGGGAGCTGTGGGAAGACCGGGGCGACGTCCAGGACGAGGACGAACTGATGAACCGCCGGGAAGAATACGAGGCAGATCTGCCGGACGGTGTGCTCGTCCTCACGGCCGGCGTCGACACACAGGACGACCGGCTCGAGTACGAGGTAGTCGGGCACGGACATTTCGGGGAGACATGGGGCATAGACAAAGGCGTCCTCATGGGACGGCCTGATTCTCCCGCCCTGTGGCGTGAACTGGACGAGCGCCTGGGGAAAACGTTCTTTTTCAAGGACGGGCTGGGCCTTCGGGTGTCGATAAAGTTTGTAGACTCCGGCGGCCACTACACACAGAACGTCCGGGAAGAGTGCCGGAGGAGAATCGACAAAAGATATTTCCCGATTAAAGGCCGGGGCGGTCCGGACATTCCGTTCACATCCCCGCCGAAGAAACGGCAGATTACCATCAACGGACAACTGCGAGGGACGTGCTGGGAATACGAAATCGGAGTCGATGCCGGCAAGCAGCTCATCATGGACAGCTTGAAGGTACAGACACCGGGGAGCAAATACTGTCATTTCCCGAAGCGTGACGAATACGGCTTCGGCTATTTCAAAGGGCTGTTGTCGGAGCATCTTGTGTACGAGCCGGAGCGGAAGCACCCGTGGATATGGGTGAAGATTCCCGGGCACGAACGCAACGAGGTTTTGGACTGTCGGAACTATGCGCTGGCAGCCTTCCGGGCCATGGCGCCGAACCTTGACGCCCTGGACCGCAGGATAAAGGAAGCCAGGGGCGTGAAGGTGCCGGAAGAACCGGGAGCGAAACCGAAGCCGGCAGCGCCGAAGGAACAGAAACCGAAACGGCAGAGCCGGACGATAAAACAATATTACGAGGAGTGGTGACATGGCGACGAAAACCGAGATTCAGAAGAGGCTGGCCTTCCGGCAGGAAACGCTGGACGAATTACGGGCTGCCTACACGGCGCTGGTCAAAGGCGGCGTGAAATCTTACCGCATCCACAACCGGGAGCTGACACGGTTCGACATTGCAGATCTGATGGAGGAAATCCGGACGATGGAAGCGGAAGTTGACGACTTGGAAGCCCAGCTGGCAGGCGGGCGGTCGAGGAAGGCCTTCGGGATTCTTCCCCGGGACTGGTAACGGGTATACGCTCTTTCAGGAGCTTACCATTGGCGACGGCGGTCTTTGCTCTTTTCACCGCTGCCGCCCTTTTTATTGGAGGCGAAGACATGAAAACAATAAAAAAAGGATGGGGCACGCCGAGGGCCTCCGGTTACAGCGAAGCGGGCGCAAGTTTGCAGAAGCGTGCGCTGCGGGGATTCCGGGCGAACTCCGGCTCCCCTGCGATGGACATCAACTGGAACAACATGACACTCCGGCAGCGTGCCAGGATGTTGTACATGGCCGCCCCGATTGCGACGGCTGCCATCAACACGAACCGGACGAAAGTCATAGGCGTGGGGCTGACATTAAAGTCCACCGTCAACACCGATGTCCTGGGTATCTCCCCGGACACGGCCAAAGCCTGGCAGAAAAAGACGGAGGCCGAATGGAACCTCTGGGCAGGGAAAAAACAAAACTGCGATGCGCTGGGGCTTTCCAGCTTTGCCGAATTACAGCAGCTGGCCCTTGTTAGTTGGTTACTGAGTGGCGATACCTTCCCCCTTATTAAACGGTATGAGCCGACAAAGCTGAACCCGTACTCCCTGCGCATCCACCTTATTGAAGCTGACCGGGTAAGCACCCCGATGTTTGCACGTTCTACCGGTTACATGGTAGGCGCAACGGAGGGCAAGGCGGAGAACGGCAACCTTATCCACGACGGCGTAGAGGTAGACGAGAACGGCAGGGTAGTTGCGTACTACATCTGCAATTCCTATCCCTTCGAGTTCCTGGACAAGACTGTCGAATGGACCCGGGTAGAAGCCTACGGCAAGGAGACAGGCCTTCCGAACATCCTGCATGTGATGGATGCCGAGCGGCCTGACCAATACCGGGGCGTTCCGTACCTGGCCAAAGTCATCGAGCCGATGTTGCAGACCCGGCGCTATACGGAATCGGAGCTGATGGCGGCACTGATTCAGAGTTTCTTCTCCGCATGGATAGAAACGGAAGTCAACCCGAACCTGATTCCCATGAACGAAGTCGGGCCCGGTGACGTCGGCGCTGTTCCCGGGGAAGATCCGGAAACGAACATGTCGGCCAGCGGTAACGAGTACGAGATGGGACCCGGCACGGTGAATGTGCTGAAAGTCGGGGAGGCTGTTAAGTTTGGCCAGCCGAACATTCCGACGGCCGGCTTCGATGTCTTTATGAAAGCCATGTGTATGCAGATGGGCGCTGCGCTGGATATTCCGTATGAAGTGCTGATGAAAGAGTTCAACGCTTCGTACTCTGCCAGCCGTGCTGCTCTGCTGGAAGCCTGGGAAGTTTTCAAGATGCGGCGCAGCTGGTTCGTGACGGACTTCTGCCAGCCCATCTATGAAATCTGGCTGTCCGAAGCGATAGCAAGGGGCAGGATTCAGGCTCCCGGCTTCTTTGATGACCCGCTTATCCGGGAGGCCTGGTGCGGTTCCCGGTGGATAGGCCCGGTACAAGGGCAGATTGACCCGAGGAAGGAAGTCGATGCGGCGCTGTTGCAGATCAGCCACGGCCTGAAGACGCACGAACAGGTTACCCGGGAGCTGGGCGGCGGAGACTGGAACGAGAACATCACCCAGCTGGAACATGAGAACGAACTGCTGAAGGCTGCCGGCATTATCCCGGCGGCAGTTGGAACACAAGGAGGGAATGACAATGCCGATGCTTAACATCACCCGGCCGTTTTACACGATGTCTACGGTTGACGGGAGACGGGCAGAAATCACGATGTATGGAAGAATCGTGGAACAGCAGCCCACTGATTGGTGGACTGGCGAGCCTATAAAGGGCAATTTCATTATCGGGGACGAGTTCCTTGAAGATCTAAAACAGGTTGAGAACTGCGACGACATTACGATTCGGATGAACTCCGAAGGCGGAGATGCCGGCGTAGCAATTATGATTCATAACAGGTTACGTGAGCTGGCGGGCAAAGGAGTGAAGCTGACCTGTGTCGTGGACGGCGCAGCAATGTCCGGCGGTTCATTGATTATGTGCGCCTGCGACACCGTGAAAGTAAATGAGTCCAGCCTCATCATGATTCACAAATGCTGGACCCTCTTAATGGGTGGCTACAATGCAGACGAACTGCGTGAAATGGCAAAAGCGAGCGATGCCTATGATGAGGCACAGGCTTCCATCTATGTCCGCAAAACCGGTATGGGCAAGACACAGATTCTGCACATGATGGCCGACACGACCTACATGACCGGCAAGGAAGCCAAAGAGAAAGGCTTTGCAGACGAAATTTTGGAAGAGGAACCCTTAAAGCTGGCCGCCTCAGCTGACGGTCGGACGATCTATGTAGGCCAGCGCACAATGCACCTGGCACCGGGGATGTTCGCCCCGGACTTTATTCCTACGGTAGAAGCCGGAGCCGTACCGGTTGATACAAATACAGAAACTCAAAATGTTGACGAAGGAGGAAAACCAATGGCAACAACTATTGAAGAACTGCGTGCCGAATCCCCGGACCTTGTGGCCCAGGTCGAGAGCGCAGCCAGTGCAGACGCTGCCCGTGCAGAGCGGGAACGCTTGCAGGCAATTGATGACGTTGCAGGGCTGTTCAGCGCCGACATGGTTCGTGAGGCCAAGTATGGCGAACAGGCATGCAGCGCCCAGGAATTGGCATACCGTGCAGCCCAGGCGGCTGTTGCGAATGGCCAGCAGTTCCTGAACAACATGGCAGCCGACGCCCAGGCGAGTGGCGCTGCCGCAGTTCCGGCGGCTCCGGCACCGGAAGTAGAACCCGCTCCGGAGGCAAAGACCCCGGAAGAGAAGATGGCCGCTGCAAGAGCAGTCATCAAAGATTTGTTAAAGGAGGAAAAATAACATGGCGAATCTCAATGCAAAAATCGGCGACATGGCTTATGACGGCCTGGTTACCGATATCAAACCGGCAGTTCTCGTCGCAGGCGGCGTAATTGCCCATGGTGTGGCAGAAGCTTCTTTTGTCCGTGGCACTCTGTTTGAAAAGGGCGCTGACGGCAAATTAGTTATCTTCGGCACCAACCCGGCAGGAACCATCACCGAAGAATTCAACGGCGATGGCAGTGAAAAGACTTTCACCCTGACCGCTGACGTGTTACCGGTACAGGTTGTCGCTTATGTCGGCACTACCGAAACTGCTGTTACCTACAACGCCCAGACCGGCGCTGTTACGTTCGGCACGGCTCCGGCAGCTGGCACCAAGAACGTGAAGATCAGCTACGAAAATCCGGCAGCTAACGAACCGGACTGCATCCTGTGCGACGACATCACGGTCGGCACCACTGCCGATGCTACCGCTGCTGTTTATATCGGCGGCTGCTTCGACCCCAACAAACTGACCCTTGGCACTGGTGCCGTCCTTTCCAGTGCAGACATTGACGTTCTGCGCAAAAAAGGCATCATTCTCAAAGCAGCGTCCGCTGCAAACTGATAGAAGGAGGTAAACACAATGCCTGCGAATATTGATTTCTTCTCTACTTATGTGCTGATGGCGGTTACCGAGGAAATTGTCCCGAAAGCTGGCTTTTTCCGTGACCGTTATTTCCCGACCGCAGCATCCGACATCTTCAAATCCGATAAGGTGCTGACCGAATACCGCAACGGCGACCGCAAGATGGCTGCCTTTGTTGCCCCCCGTGTAGGCGACATTCCGATGGACCGCCGTGGCTACGAAGTGAACGAGTACGTTCCTCCGTACATTGCTCCGTCCCGCATCCTGTCCCTGGACGATCTGAAAAAGCGTGGCTTCGGCGAAGCCCTGTACCCGGGCATGGACGCTGCACAGCGTGCCGCTCAGTTACAGAAAGACGACCTGGCAGAAATGGACGAACGTATTGCCCGCCGTGAAGAATGGATGGCCGTACAGACCATGCTGAACAACGGCTGCACCATGCAGGAATACATCGATGCCAACACCCAGGGCGAGCAGAACGTTGTATTGTTCTACAACAACAGTTCCGACCATACCTACACCATCTCTTCCGGCTACCGCTGGAACCAGCAGAACGGCGACTTCTTCGCTGACGTAAAAGCCATGTGCAAGAAACTGGCGAAGCGTGGCCTGCCGGCAGCTGACCTTGTTCTGGGCTCCGATACTGCGGACGCTATTCAGGACATTCAGAAAGTCCGTGACCTGCTGGACAAGAACTCCGGCATCATCGTCGGGCAGATCGACCCCCGTCTGACCCAGTACGACGGCGTAGCATTCATGGGCGTTATGAACTTCGGCGGCTTCCGTCTGAACCTGTTCGACGTTTCCGAATCCTACGTCGACGACAGCAACAACGATACTCCGTACTTCCCGGCCAAGGGCGCTATGGTTACGGCTCCCGGCTGTGGCCACATGATGTACGGCTCTGTTACGCAGATTGACTTCGGCTCCACCGAATTCGCTACCTATGCTGGCAAACGCATTCCGAAATTCATGGTTGACCAGCCGAACGACATCCGCAAACTGCGTCTGGCCTGCCGTCCGCTGGCAGCTCCGAAGAACTACTGCCCGTACATCTACGCAGAAAACGCCATCAATTAACAGGAGGGCATCATGACACTCATCAGAATTGTAAACGGATGCTACGCAGCGCACCCGAACGGTGGCCGGTTACAGGTTATCGACAAGGGGCAGACCGTAGAGGTTCCCGAAGATGAAGCCGCCCGCCTTGTAAGTTTGGGCGTAGCGGCCTATGAAAAAGAGCCTGTTCTGATGGCGGATTTGCCCACTGAGCCGATTCCGGAGGCTGCCCCGAGCGACACCCCGGACGAGGAAGAGAACGAGGCTACGGACGAAATGATACCCGGGCACTTGATACCCGGGCACTTGGATGAGGAAGAACTGAGAAGCATGCCCTTCCAACAGCTGAAAAAGCTGGCTGCCGATTGCGGTTTGCAAGTCGGTAAACTTCGGAGCCGGGAGAACATCGTTAAAGCATTGGCGGAAATGACAGTTTTCGTAGATGCAGAAGATGAAGTCCCGCCCTCCATGGAAGCTGAGGATGTGGTCTTATGAGTGGATTCAAGGACATGGTCGCTGCCGACCGTGACAGTGTCTTTCTGAACATGGAAGAGTTTGCGGAGGAGCACGACCTGAACGGCAAGAAATGCAACTGCATTTTGCAGGACGAATCTGTCGTGGAGGAAGTGCTGACCGCAGACCGCTTCTCGCAGACATACGGCGGGCTGTATGGCAGCCGTGTGCTTGTGAACGTGAAGACGGAAGATCTGCCGGAGATTCCGGTCGAAGGCCAGACATTCTATGTTGACAAAAAGCTCTACATGGTAGAGTCCAGCGCAAACGATATGGGAATGTTAACTATTCAATTGGTGGCGAATGACAGATGATTAGTTTACACGTCAAATTCGATGAACAGCAAATAGCGAATGCGGAGGCTGCGCTGGCCGGTATCAAAGGCGGCGCACCGAAAGCAATGTTCCGGGCTATCAACCGGACGGTGGCCTACGGTAAGACGAGGGCTTCCAAGCTTATCCGGGAGGAGTACACCATCAACGCCGGAGCGGTTCGAGCTGCTACGTCCACGGAGCAGGCCAGCTTTGGCAGGCTCCGGGGCGCCATCAGTTTCAAGGGCCGCCCGAAGCAGTTGCGGAACTTTGCCAGGAGGAGCACACCGAAAGGCGTGGCTGTCTCCGTGCTGAAGCGTACCGGAACGAAACTGATTCCCCGGTCCTTTATCCGAAGGGTAAGCAGCGGGCCTGCGATATTGCAGCGCACCGGGGCGTCACGTTATCCCATCGAGGTGCTGCATGGCCCGTCCGTGCCGCAGATGGCCGGAAATGTGAACGTGGAGCAGAGGATTCGCCAGGACGTATCCAACAAACTGGCGGAACGGCTCGAACACGAAGTTGACGTGCTGTTGAGAGGAGTTGTGAGATGACACCGATTAACCTTATGGATTCGCTGGCCCAGCGCCTTCAGAAACTGCTGACGGATTATTCCGCCACGCAGCCTTCCGGAAAGCTTCCCATCATGGTTTACCCGGGATACTTCCCTGTGCAGAACACTGCGCAGGAGAGGAACAGCTTCGTCTATGTGCTGGTTATCCAGACCAAAGACAAACCGGGCAACACCAAAAGCCACGCCACTGTCGAATTGGGATTCTCGATTTATGACGATGACCATACCGACGGCTGGCGCAGTTTGTTCAATGTGATGGAGCACGTCCGGCAGGATCTGCTCAAGTTCCGGTTCGTGAACATGAAATTCCGGCTGGACCTTGAGGAAGCACCTATTGAGATGAACATTCCCGAGAACCAGCCATTCCCGCAATGGCAGGGAACGATGAAGGCTTGCTATACAATCGGGCAGCCTGACGAGGAGGGCTTTAATTATGACGACTTCCAAGAAACCCAAGTCTACCCGGACTACAAAGAGTACGAAAAGCATTGAGCAGCGGATATACATCGGGCCGACCCTTTCGGAGGGCCGGCTCTCTTTTTCCGCTGTAATTTTAGGCGGATTCCCGCCGAACGTTCAGTTCATCGTGGACGAGCATCCCTGGTTCGCACAGCTCTTTGTTCCTATCGCTGATACGAACAGGGCCATCGCATCCACGAAAGAAAAAGGTTCGTATTTAAACATCTTATACAACAAAGCAAAGAAGGAGGTATAAGCATATGGCTTATAGACACGGCGTCTACTGTTCCGAAGTGCCGACCAGCATTATCCCGCCTGTCAATACGGCGGCAGGTCTTCCGGTCGTATTCGGTACAGCACCGGCGCATTTGGCAAGTGACCCGGCTCCGGCTAACAAACCGGTGCTGTGCTACACCTACGCCGAAGCGGTCGCAGCTATGGGCTACTCCGCAGACTGGGACAACTACTCCCTGTGCGAAGTTATCTATTCTCAGTTCGCTCTGTACAACCGGGCTCCGGTAGTATTCGTGAACGTGCTGGATTTGAAAACCCATAAGACTGCTGTTGCGCAGGACGAATTCACCATCGGCACCGACGGCACGGTTGTTCTGACCGACCCGGTTATCCTGTCTTCCTTAGTCGTTAAGAAAACTGGCGCAGGCCAGGCTCTCGTAGAGGGCACTGACTACACCGCAGCCTACAACGACGAGGAAAAGGTAATCGTGAGCGTAGTGGAAGGCGGCGCCCTGGACGGCGAAGCTTCCATGTTCATCAACTACGACAAGGTCAATCCGTCTGCGGTTACCGCATCCACCGTCATCGGCGGCATCGACGGCGGCACCGGGGCCAAGAAAGGCCTGGAGTGCTTAAACGATGTATTCCCGATGTTCGGCATGGTTCCCGGCATCGTGCTGGCTCCCGGCTGGTCGCAGGACCCGACGGTTGCGGCAGTGATGAAAGCCAAAGCCGGCAACATCAACGAGCATTTCAAAGCCATCGTACTGACCGACGTTCCTACCGACACCGTCGTGAAATATTCCGATGTGTCCGCATGGAAGAACAGCAACAGCTACAATGGTGAAGATCAGGTCGTCTGCTGGCCTATGGTCAAGCTGGGCGATACCCTGTACTACATGTCCACCCACATGCTGGGCGTAATTGCCCAGACCGACAGCGCCAACGATGACATCCCGTATGTATCCCCGTCCAACAAGTCCATGCAGATTAACGGCACCTGCCTGGAGGACGGTACGGAAGTTATCCTGGGGCCTGCGGAAGCTGCCTATCTGAACGGCCAGGGCGTGGTAACTGCTCTGAACTTTATCGGAGGCTGGAAGTCCTGGGGCAACCGGACCGGCTGCTATCCCGGAAACACCGACGCCAAAGATGCGTTCATCTGCATCCGCCGGATGTTCAACTGGCATGCACAGACCTTTATCCTGACCTATTGGGCGAAGGTTGATGCTCCCATCAACAAGCGCCTGATTCAGACCGTACTCGACAGTGAAAACTGCCGTCTGAACGGCCTGGCAGCACGGGGCGCCATTCTCGGCGGTCGTGTAGAGTTCCAGGAGGAAGAGAACCCGACCACCAACCTGTTAGACGGTATTATCCGGTTCCATACCTATCTCACGCCGCCCACTCCGGCCCGTGAAATTGACAATGTAATCGAATATGACCCGGCTTATTTCAACACTCTGTTCAGCTGAGAAAGGAGGTAAACAGTAATGAATGTACCGGAGAAACTGATTAACTTCCGTGTGTATAACGAAGGTGCAGATCTTCTGGGCGTAGCAGACATTACACTGCCGAGCCTCGAAAGCATGACGGAGACTATCAAAGGTGCAGGCCTTGCCGGCGAGATTGATTCCCCGGTGCTGGGACACTACGGCTCTCAGACTGTGGAACTGAACTGGCGGACCCTGTACAAACCCAACGTAGCCCTGGCAGCGCCCAAGAGCGTAATGCTGGACATGCGGGGAGCCAACCAGGTCAAGGACAGCGAAAGCGGAGCCTATGTGGTGCAGGCCGTAAAGGTTGTCGCCCGTGGCGTACCCAAGACCACCGAGCTGGGCAAACTTGACGTCGGAACCAGCAGCGAAAGCAAGAACACTTTTGAAGTGGACTACCTCAAAGTCACCATTGACGGAGCGGACGTTCTCGAACTGGATAAATACAACTACATCTGCAAAGTGGATGGAGTGGATTATCTGTCCGAAGTCCGGGAAGCCCTGGGGCTGGTATAAAAAGATTTTTAGCGCCTGTCGATTTTTTGGCAGGCGCTATCTTTGTAACAAGGGAGGAAAGAGCAAATGCAGTACAAGATTTATGACAAAGAGAAGCTGGAGAAAGGGCTCCAGGGGATGACCGGGGCAGACTTTGCCACGGCAGAACGTGAAGCCCGGTTAGAAGGCGACCAGTCTATTGACATTATGACATCCAGGACCTTTTATGCTGCCGTAGCAGCAAGAGCGTTGAAAAAGCCTCTTCCGGATATTATGGCTGTTCCGATGCGGGAATTCGCAATGATAACCGGAGATGTCGGAAGTTTTTTACTGACACCGGAGCCGGGCGTGGAGGCATTGTCAGGCTCCTCCGAGAAATCGCAGTAACTCTGGCACATGGGGGCTACGGACCCGTCCAGTATTGGTTCTCCATGCCGCTGTACGAACTGTCGGAATGGGTGGACATAATAAGCAGGATGGGAAAGAAGTGAGGTGGCCTTATTGAGCAAGACATTACAATTAACCTTTTCGATAAACGGCCTTGTGAGCCAAAGCTTTACCGGCTCCATGGCGACGGCCCGCAACGGACTCTTGAAGCTACGCCAGCAGGGAAAAGATTTGCAGGGACAGCTGAGGGAGCTGGATGGGGCACTGTACAGAAACGAGATAGACTTCGAGGGCTACGCCACGAAGGCCAACAAACTGAAGAACCAGCTGAAACAGTTGGAGCTCCAGCAGGAGAAACTCAACAGAGTTTTCGCTGCACGGCAGGGGCTGAAGACCGCTGTCGGAGATTTGGCAGCCTTTGGAATTGGCGTCTATGCGGCAGCCCGTCCTGTCGTCGGTATGATACAGACCGCTGCCGAGTTTGAAGCCGGCATGTCGAAAGTCCAGGGCATCACCCGGGCGACTGCCGAGGAGATGGGACTGCTTACGAAGCAGGCCAAGGAGTTAGGCGCACAAACACAATTCACCGCACGGCAGTCAGCTGAAGCCATGAGTTATTTGGGCATGGCAGGCTGGAACACGCAGGAGATTATGGCCGGCATGCCCGGTCTGCTGAACCTTGCTGCTGCCGGGAATGTGGATTTGGCCCGGACGGCTGATATCGTGTCTGACGATCTGACAGCCTTCGGCATGAGTGCGAACCAGGCAGGGCATATGGCTGACGTCTTTGCCTACACGATTACCCGGACGAACACCAATGTCGAGATGCTGGGCGAAACCATGAAGTATGCCGCACCGGTTGCGCATGCATTCGGGGCGAGCATGGAAGAAACGGCAGCCCTTGCAGGCCTGATGGCGAACAGCGGTATCAAAGCTTCGCAGGCTGGCACGGCATTGCGTATGGGTTTCCTGCGTTTGGCAGGACCTCCGAAGCAGGCTTCCAAAGCGATGGAGGCCCTGGGCATGGATATGTCCGAGATGTCGAAACAGCAGGCAGAGGCGCAGGCAGCGATGAAGGCGTTGGGCATTCAGATGTCCGACACCAACGGCCCCCGGAAGATGTCCGCTATCATCAGCGAACTGCGGACAAAGATGCAGGGGCTGACACAGGAACAGAAGCTGGCCACGATGGGAGCGATATTCGGAAAGAACGCTTCGACTGGGTGGCTGGCTGTAATCGAATCCGCTCCGGATAAGTTTGACCAGCTCGTGAATGAGATGGACAAATGCGACGGCGAAGCGGAGCGTCTGGCCAAGACGATGAACTCCAATGCCAGGGGCGCAATGATTCGGCTCAAATCCGCGGCGGAAACCGTGTCCATTGAATTGGGCAGCGTGTTCCTGCCGATGCTGGCCGATGCAGGCGACGGCCTGAGCAAATATGTCGGCCTTGTGGCTACCGCTGCAAGGGAGAACCCGGAGCTGGTAAAGACGGTAGGACTTGTTACCGTGGCCATGGTAGCCGCTGCTGGTGCTGTGAAAGTCGCCGGTGTGATATTGGCAGCCTATAACGTGGTATCCGCTGCCGCTACTGCCGGAACATGGGCATTCAACGCCGCACTGCTGGCGAACCCCATCGGCCTGGTGGTAGTCGGTATTGCCGGTCTGATAGCTGCCGGGTATCAGCTGTATAAGAACTGGGACAAAGTCTCCGCTGCGTTGGTCCGTGGTTGGAACTGGGTAAAAGAAACGGCTGTCGGCGTGTTCAATTGGTATGTCGATACGCTGTTATCCCTGCCCAGCAAAGCGGGCTATGCGGTCGGGTATGTAGTCGGCTGGTTCATGACATTGCCGGACAGACTGATGGGCGTATTCAAGAAAGCGGACGGGGCAGGCTCCTGGTTCATAGCGAAAGCGAAGGAATGGGGCGAGCTTGGCCTGAACGGACTCATCAACGCCTTTTTAGATCTGCCGAATCAGTTGGTCAACATTGTCTCCCGGGCATGGAACGCCGCAAAGAATTCCGTTACGTCCTTCTCGGTATCGGTTGGCCAGGGCATGAAAGATGCCGGGGCTCCGGTGGAGAAGAACGCTGCCGGCGGTATCTACGGCCGGGGAGCATTTTTAACGACCTTTGCGGAGTCTTCCGGAGAATCGGCTATCCCGCATACACCGAACCGGCGGAACATCTCCCTGCTGGCCCGGACGAATGAAATCATGGGTAACCCTTTGGGCGGCGGCATAAACGCCACATTTGCCCCGGTTATCAATGTTTCCGGCACAGCGGATGCGGAGCAAATCAACCAGCTTATGTCCGACAAGATGGCAGAGTTCGAGGCGATGCTCCGGAGAGTAGCGGAAAACCGCAGGAGGGTAAGTTATGCCTAAGACATACACAACGATACAGGGCGACTGCTGGGACAGCGTGGCGAAAAAGATGTACGACAGCGAGCTGGGAATCAATGTCCTGCTCGAGGCAAATCAGGAGCACGTTTCCACAGCGGTATTTGGCTCAGGAGTGGTGTTAAACATTCCGGACTATGAGCCGCCCAAGACCGACCTGTTACCACCCTGGAGGCGCTAAATATGGAAGCTAAAAGAGCAACGGCAGCAATACTGTACGACAGTAAGGATATCTCGTCAGAGCTGGCGAACTTCCTCAAAAGTTTGGACTACACGGACAACCTTTCCGGGGAAGCCGACACGCTGGATCTGACGCTGGAGGACAGGCAGGGATTATGGCAAAGCGATTGGTTCCCGGAGAAGGGAGCCACGCTGGAAGCTACGATAGGGACGAGGAACTGGGATTCCACATTCGCTCCGGCGGACACACTGAAGCTGGGCAAGTTTGAAATTGACGAACTGACCAGCAGCGGGTATCCGTCCGAGGTGCAAATCCGTTCCGTATCGGTTCCGGAGAACAACCAGCTTCGGGGTGTCGAAAGGACACGGAGCTGGGAGAAGGCAGAACTGAAGACGATCTGCAACGATGTGGCGACCGGAGCCGAGATGGAGCTGGTATTCGACACGGAGCAGAACCCGACGATAGAAAGGGCAGAGCAGACAGAACAGTCTGACCTGTCCTTTTTACTTGCCTTGACGAAGGACCAGGGGCTGGCCCTTAAAATCCACGACAAGAAAGTTGTTATTTTCGATGAGGCCAAGTATGAGGAAGCGGAGGCGGCCATCACGATAGTGAAGCCCCGGACGTCTTTCCTTCCGTCAGCTGGCCAGGAGTTTATTGCCAATGTGCTGGGCTATTCCTTGTCGAACCGGACGAGGGATATCTATAAGGCCTGCCATGTGAAGTATCAGCAGAGCAAAACCAAGAAGGTTATCGAGGCGACTTTTACGGACCCGGACAAAAAGGAAGGGAAGACGCTGGAGATAAAGGAGCAGGTGGAGACTATTGCAGATGCGGAACGGCTGGCCAAGAAACGGCTGCGTGAAAAGAATCAGAACGAGTGGACGGGGAGCTTAACTGTTGTAGGGAATCTGAAGCTGGCAGCCTCTACGGTTATCAACTTGAAAGGCTTCGGAGTCTACGACGGCAAGTACATCATCGTACGGGCGAACCACAAACTCGGGAACGGTTTCCAGACGAGCGTCGATGTGCGGAGGTGCCTCAATGGATATTAGGGATTTATTCCGAGTCGGGAGAGTCAGCTCACAGAACGGGCCGAAAGGTACTGTTCGTGTAACCTTTCCGGACAAAGACGACCTCGTCAGCGGGGAACTGCCTGTCATTGTCATCGGCAGCCACGGCACGAAGGAATACCACATTCCCGAAGTCGGCACCCAGGTGCTCTGCTGTTTTATGCCAAACCCTTCCGGTCGTGGCATGAATGACGGCTTTGTCATCGGGGGCTTTTACAGCGAGGGAGATCTGCCGGAGGAAACAGACCCGAAGGTGCGGTGCATCAAATTGCCGGACGGCTGCTATATCAAGTTTGACGGAGCCGGGAACATTGAGATACACGCCACCGGGAACCTGAAGCTTACCGGCGCAAGAATTGATTTGAACTGAGGAGGGATAACATGAGAAATCCTTACGAGGTTCATGGGAGTGTAGCATACCTTTTTGATGGCAAAGGGAACCGGATAATCATTGACGCTGAAGATTTGCCAAAGGTTGAGAATTTCAGATGGTATTGCCGTAAAGGGAGCCACGGCTATGTTGTTGGCAGTGCGGATGAGAAGAAGATTTATCTTCATCGGCACATTATGGGAGTAACAGAGTTTTCGGACAAGGTTGACCATATTAACCACGATGCCAAAGATAACCGGAAGGCGAACTTGAGAGTTTGTTCGAATCGGCAAAACAGTATGAACCGGGCCAAACAGCATTCCGAAGGCGTGAGTTATCGCAAAGATAAGAAGAAGTGGAGAGCTTATATAAATGTCAATTATAAGCAAATCTCATTGGGCCTTTTTGCTACAAAAAGAGAAGCATTGAAAGTCCGGAAAGAAGCTGTTCAAAAATACTACGGGGACTATCGGTTCCAAGGAAAGAAGGTGGTCTGATGCCTGCTGTAACTCGATTAGGAGATATGGATACCGGGCATGATTAGATGCCTGTCCAGGCACGGCCCTCAACGGAGCCAGCTCTGATGTGTTCACAAACGGCAAAGGCACCGGGCGTGTGGGCGACCCCTATGTTTCGCATGGGTGCGTCGTCCACCCGACACACACGGGGCATATAGCCAGCGGAAGCGGCACCGTCTATGTGAACGGCATTCAGGTCGGGCGAATCGGCGACCCGGTGGACTGCGGCGGCAGCGTTGCCCAGGGCAGCGGAAATGTTTATGCGGGAGGTTGATTAAATGATTGTTGGTTACATGGGAAGTATCCCGTTCGTTACCTCTCGGAGCTATTTGGTGACGTTCGACGACTTTTCCCGGAACTCGGAAGGGCGCTGGGCCAAACATGGCATCATCGGCGGGAAACCGGTGCTGGAGTTCCTGGGGCCTGATACCGAAAACATATCTATGAAAATCCGGCTGCGCCGTGACCATGGCGTGAATCCGGAAGACATTCTGAAGAAACTACGGGAGATGCGGGACACGGGGGAAGTCTTTCCCCTGGTGCTCGGCTCCAAGGTTATCGGGGACATGATAACCAGCTTCATCACGAAGCAGCCGTTCGGTTCCAACCGTGGGCTGTGGGTGCTGAAGGGAGTCAGCGAAGTGGTCACACATTGGTCCGGAGGAAATGCGTCCTATGTGGATGCGACGATAACGTTAGAGGAATATGCGGGGAGGCTGATCTGACATGGAATATATGATTGGCGATAGCCACTTACCCCCTATCATTTTTGCACCGGGTAGCGAAGCAGAAGAAATTTTGCAGAACATCCGGTGCATTTTGTGTACGACGAAATTCAGTGTTCCCCTGGACAGGGACTTCGGCATTGACGCTTCCTTTTTGGATTCGCCGATGGAAGTCGCCAAGGCGAAGCTGGCGTCCGAAATCATCTTGGCCATAGCCAAGTATGAGCCCCGGGCATCGGTTACGAACATAGACTGGGAACACGACATTGACGGGATTTTGAGACCGAAAGTGCAGGTGAGGATAAATGAAACTTAGTTCACTGCCTGATATCAATTTTGTAAATGCGGATGCGGCGACGGTACAGGCTGCCATCATTGCGGAGTATGAGTCGGTCACGGAAAGGACGCTGGCCAAAGGCGACCCCGTCCGGCTTTTCTTATCTACGATTTCTTACATCATTGTCCTGCTGTTGAACAACATCAACGAAACAGGCAAACAGAACCTGCTGGCCTATGCGAAAGGCGGGAACCTGGACCACATCGGCGCACTTGTCGGCTGTGGGCGTTTGGCGGCTGCAGCTGCGGTCACGACCATAAAGGTTACGCTGTCGGCGGCGCAGGTGAACGCAACCATCATTCCTGCCGGGACGAGGTTCACGGCCGGGGACGGCATCTTCTTTGCCCTGGACTCCGACATGATTATCGCAGCCGGCACTACTGAAGAAAGCGGAGCGGCGACCTGTACCGTTACCGGTACTGTCGGGAACGATTACCCGATAGGCACAATCAGTACACTGGTCGACCCGGTGCCTTATGTATCCGCTGTTGCTAACACTACGGTGTCGGAAGGCGGCGCCGATGTACAGAATGACGAATCCTTCCGGGAAGCGATTCAGCTCACGCCGGAGAGCTTCTCCACGGCAGGGCCTACGGGTGCGTATGAGTACCATACCAAACAGGCCTCGGCGCTCATCTCCGATGTGTCCGTCCTCAGCCCGAACCCCGGAGAGGTTGTCGTCCGTCCGTTGTTGGAAGGCGGCGTGATTCCGCAGTCTGAATTACTGAATTTGGTTGCGGCACATCTGAACACCCGGACGATTCGCCCGCTGACAGACGATGTTTCTGTCGTGGCTCCCACGGCCATCACCTACGATGTGGACATCACTTACTACATCGACAGCGAGAATGCGACGATGGCCGGGCAGATCCAGGCAGCCGTCACGGCAGCGGTGGACGAATACATCGCATGGCAGAAGGAGAAGCTGGGCAGGGACATCAACCCCAGCGAACTGATACGGCTCGTCATGGAAGCCGGGGCGAAGCGGGTAGTCGTAACAGACCCGACCTACACGACACTGGACAAGACGGAAGTCGCTATTGCGGACAATGTGACGGTGACGTTAGGAGGGCTGGAAGATGAGTGAGCTTTCTGATGTAAAACTGCGAGATGTCACTCCTTCCAGCATCGCCGGAGATAAGAACGTGCAGGAAATCAGCGTAACGGCTGACACCTTCCTGCACGATATTTTTACAAAGACAAATTGTATTTTGCTGCTGCCGAACCTGGACACGCTTCCGGAAGAAGTCGTGGACAGTTTGGCGTGGCAGTACCATGTGGACTTTTACGAGAGCAACATGTCGCTCACAAAGAAGCGGAGCATGGTACGAGAGGCAATATATTGGCACCTGATTAAAGGCACTCCTGCGGCCGTGGAGAAGGTTGTCGCCTCGGTGTTCCAGACGGCAGAGGTGCAGGAGAACTGGGAGTATGGGGGAAGCCCGTACTACTTCCGGGTAGCCGATATATTGGAACCGCTTGACGCCGACACGATAGACAGACTCGTTTCGGCCATCAATTCGGCGAAGAACACAAGAAGCTGGCTGGAAGAGATTCAGTTCCGGCGGGATATCCCACAGACGATTTACATGGGGATTCCCTTGCAGGAGCATAAGGAAGTTGTAATCGGTCTGCCTCAGTACCACGCACCCGAAGTAGAGGGCGCAATGTACATGGCTGGGCCGCTGTTTGTATTCAAGGAAGAAGTTATTAATCTTTAAGGAGGTATTTTAAAATGGCTAATTGGCAAGGCGCAATTTTAACAGATGCAGGCAGGGCGTTGCAGGCGAAGGTCGAAGGCGGCCTGTGTCAGCTGGCATTGACCAAGCTGAAGACCGGCGACGGCACCCTTGCTCCGGGGCAGACCCTGGAAGAACTGACCGACCTTGTTTCCCCGAAACAGAATGTTTCTATCAGTGCTATCGTATTGGATAGCGACCAGCCGGGGCTGGTATATGTAAAAGGTATCCTGACGAACGTAGGGCTTGTAACCGGTTACCTGGTCAAGGAGCTGGGCCTGTTCGCAACCGACCCGGACGACGGCGAGATTCTGTACGCCGTGACGATCGACCCGAACCCGGACTATTTGCAGGACCAGAACAGCGCCACCGTCATCAGCGAGGCCATCAAGCTGGCCATCGCAGTATCGAACGCTTCCGATGTGACGGCCACACTCGACCCGGACGGACTGCTCACGGTGGAGGATATGGACATCCACAATGACGATCCGGACGCCCACGACGGAATTTTGGAAAAGGTAGCAGATTTGCTGGGCGATATTGTTACTCATCTGGCCAGCAATGCGGCTATCTCTATCTCCTCGCTGAATACCAGCTCCGTCTTTTACCGGTTGCTGTCCTATGCGCTGACCGCTGCGGGCGTGCAGTACAATTTCACGAATAGCAACGCATGGTACATCTGCCTCGGTTCCCTGTTCGGGGGCTTAATTATCCAGGGGGGAGAGCAAATGTTTCCCGGAAACACAAAATACAAAGATTTCAGTTTTCCTATTGAGTTCCCCAACATG